AGCAAAAAACCCCCGATCTCCGCGCCGCAGGCGAGCAGGTCGGCCGGCTCCATGTTGCCGACTTCGGCCTCGGTGATCGTGGGCATGGAGATGCGCGGCAGGATCCTGGTCAGGGCATCGACCTTAAGCTGGCCAAGGTCGACCAGCGAGAGGCCGCGCAGTTCGCCCGAGCGGGGCTTGCGCAGCTGCAGCGTGTCGATGGTCTGGGCACCGCGCACGATCGGCGTATCGAGCACGACGGTGCGCAGGACGGGACCGGTGGCGGCAGCGGTAAGGGCAATGGTGGATGCTTCGGTCATCGAAAATTCTCCGGATCTCAGGGGGACGCGACAGACTTCGTGCTATCGAGTAGGAATGCGCCGGCGGGGCCGGCACAGGTGCGGGATCAGAAGATGCCGAGCAGGCCGCGCCGCTCAGCCAGGCGGTCGATCCCATCCACGAACTCGATCATGTTCAGCGGATCGATTTCCAGTTCGGTTCGGCCATTCCAGACCAGCTTGTAGTAGGCGACCGCCATGGTGGTGGTGAACTCGCTGGCCTCGCCGGTTTCCTGATCGCCCATCTCGATCTCCGAGAAGCGGCCGCGCACGATGACCTCGACATGGTCGACGTCGGCGGTGTCGTCGGCCTGATAGTTGCCGGCGAAGCGGATGTAGACGCCGTCGACCGTGGGCGTGCCCCACTGGCGCAGGATCTGGCGCATGGGGCCGCCGCAGGTGAACGACATCTCCATCGCCTCCATGCCCATATCCATGCTGACGGTGCCGCTCATGCCGGCGCCGCGGTACTCCTCCATCTTCCGGGTGAGCGTGGGCAGGGTGACCGCCTTGGCATCGCCCATGTAGGCGAGGCCTTCGTTGAACAGCATCTGGTCCTTGAGGGTGCGGGGCATTCCCATGGCGGGCTCCTATGATCGAATGAAGGGAAGGGAGGCGGGCGCGCGGGCCGGTCAGACGTCTTCGGACAGCTGCGCCGAGAAGTCGGCGAAGTAGCTGTCGGTGATGCGCTGGTTGAAGCCGAGGTCTTCGAGCGGCGGCGGCACGGTGTAGTCGTAGTCGATCCGCAGCTTGCCGGCCTTGAGCGCCGAGACGTCGTTCTGCGCCTCGTCGTACCAGGCTTTGGCACCGAGGATCACGCCGCCGGCCTTCAGCTGGCGGAACAGGCCGTTGATGGTCTCGATGATGTCCTTGGCGAGGCTGGGGGTCAGCGGCTTGTCGATCGCCCAGAGCATGCCGTTCACGATCGTGTCGGCGAGCAGCTGGGCAACGCGCACGGTGCTCTCGAACACGAAGGGGCTTTCCGCCTCGGCCGCGGTCCGGTTGCCCCAGAAGCGGTAGCCGCTGTCGGTGCGCACCAGCGCGGTGACTTCCGAGGCATTGAGCACACCCGCCTCGCTCGACTGGTCCTCGATGTCCCAGTGAATGTCCTTGGTCAGGCCGACGACGCCAGAAACCGCGACGTTGGACAGCGTCTTGTGCGGGCCGGTCTGGGTATCGATCAGGGCGCGCAGGCCCATGGCTCGGGCAGCGGCGTAGCTGGTGACGGCGGCGCTGGTCGCAGTGTCCCAGGCGAGGAAGTCGGGCATCAGCAGCATCAGTTCGCGGGCGCTGAAATTGGCGCGGTACGCGGTGGCCGCTGCCACGTCCTCGCCGATCGCGCGGGCATAGGCGAAGCCGCGCAGCTTCTGCGCCACCACGGAAAGCGCGGTGGTGACCGCCTGCGTTTCGAGACCGGGCGTGCCGAGGATCTTCGGCTTCACGCCCAGCTGCGCCTGCGCGGCGAGCAGGGCCTGCATGCCGGTCTTCTGGCCCTGAGGGGTAGTAGTGCCGATGACATTGGTGGCGGTCTCGGCCGCATTGGCGCCGACATCGACGCGAACCACGACGAGGATCGGGCGGGTCTGGTCGGCAATGGCGCGCAGGGCTTTGGCCAGCGTGCCGGTGACGCCGGCGCTGCCGATCGCGGTCTCGATGTCGGTGATGAGCACCGGGCGGTTGAGCGGGAAGACGCCGGCAGCGGCATCGGGCGCGGTGGCGACCAGGCCGATGATGGCGGTGGATACCGCCGTCAGCGTGCGGGCGCCTTCGACGATCTCAGTGACGGTGATTCCATGCTTGAAGGCCATGAGCTTTCCTTGGGCTTAGAGAGGCAGAGCGATGCGGGTGCGAGCCGTCGCGGGCACGGTGTCCGTGCGGTCAGCTTCGATGTTGAGGGTGGCGGCGCCGGGGCCCATGCCGGCCGAAAGGGTTACACGGCGCAGGCGCAGGCGATCTTCCCAGCGCGAGAGCGCCAGCGCCGAGGTCGCGAAGATCCGCAGGATGTTCGCCGCCGTCATGGGCTGGTCGATCAGGTCGGGCAGCAGCGAGCCGTATTCGCGGCGGCCGACGCGCGTGCCGATCGGCGTGCCGAGGATATCGGCCACCGATTCCCTGATGCTGCCCAAGCCGTCGATCACGGCGCCGCTGGTGCGCGACATGCCGGCCATCAGACGGGCGTCCCGGTCTGGGCGCCGCCGGCGGCAACGCCGGTGTGCTTGTGGTTCTTGAGGCTGATGCCGCCGCCGACGACGTCTTCGCTCGCCTCGGCCCTGCCGGCGATCTTGAGGTTGCCGTTGATGGTGACATCGCCGGTGATGGTGGCCCCGCCCGGCGCCACCAGCGTGGCGGTTCCGCCTTCCGGCAGGACGACGCTGAGCTTATGGCTGACGAAGTCGTAAGCGATGACGGCGCCATCGGGCATTTCTATGAGAACCGCGTCGCGCAAGCTGGAGGGGGCCGGGTTGGCGTCGGACCAGATGCCGAGCAGGACGATGCCGCCGGCAAGATCGCCTTCAGGGCAGAAGACGACGCATTGTTCGCCGATCGAGGGCGGCGACCAGACCTTCACCTTGCCAGCGCGCTGCGCCAGCCAGGGGAGGTCGCCCGTCGTCAGGTCGCCGATCTCGACGGTGCAGGTAGCCGCGCCGTGGTCGACGGAGGTCACGGTGCCCAGCTGGATCACTTCGCCGGTAAGCTGTTCAGGGTCTGCAGTTCGCGCCATGGTGAGACCATGGCGGCAGGTTCAGACGTGTGCGCGGGGCTGCATTTCGCTGGGCGATGAGCGAAATGCAGCGGATCGGGATGATCCGGTGGGAGCCTGGTTAGGGCGCGATGCCATACACCTGTTCAATATGTCTCAATCTGGCTGCGGCCGGCCGCAATCGCAGAAGCTCACGGCATGCTCGTCGGAACGATACAGCCCGAACCGCATTGCCGTCCGACTTCTTTTCAAGCGGGATTTTGATTAGTGCTGGATTCGCGAGCCTTCCTATGGGGCGTCAAAGCTGCGCGATCAGGTCTTCCAGACAGTTCCAACCCCTATCGACAAATCAAGGATCGAGCCGCGTGGCATGCCGGTCATGCGCAGGAACAGCGGGCTCAGCGCGCAAGGCAGGTGTGATCCGTATGACTTATGTGGTGCATTGCAGCACACGACCGCACCTGTCATGGTTCGGACCAGGCGCTTGGAGATCTGCTCCAGAGCAATAGAGCGCCGAATTGGAACACGTGTTGCTCGCAGCTTTCTGGCTCATGCTATGCCACTTCCACCAGCACTATCCGGATGTGGCGACGCTATCGGACAACGGCCTGCATTTCTCCGCCAAGTGCCGGGGCTGCAAAAGCGTGATATTTCGAAAGTCCGGCGAGGCATGGCGGCCGGCTATCTGATGACGTGCGTGCGCGGACTGTCGTCATGTGCAGAAATCGGGCCGGAGTGATCCGCCTTTGGGTGGCCTCGGCAGATCGAAGTTGCCTTAGATCAATACAAAAATTGTTGCTAAATGAAATGCGTCGCGCAGAATTCGCCAACCGATGGTCACGATCGGATGAGGGGAACACGACGGATGGCGCATTATTTAGCGCGTTACTATCTATCATGTGGACACACTGCTGACGTCCCGGCGACGATGGATAAGCTGGAAAACCCCATCGTCTGCCCGAAATGCTCCGCGCCAACAGAACTTCCGTCCGAAGTCCTCGAAGTCGTGCGCGGCACCTCCATTGGAATCGACTTGCAAGGCACGCGCAAGGTCCACTGAAGCCGCGATGGCTGCCGGCCCCGGCGGCTGTGGTGCCACCGGGGTAGGAACACGGGTTGCCGCCAGAGTTCAATTGTCGTTGGCAGGCAGTGCAAAGTTGCTGATCAGCACTTCGCGCGCAGGCCGGGACTTCGCGCCCACCGTGTACGTCGTGTCGATCGAAGCAATGGTGAAGCGGCTGAACGTCTCTCGCACCCCCTCATTGTCGTTCAGCGAGATCAGGAACTTGCCCTTGATGCCGGCCAGCTGGTCGGCGAGCCCGGCGAAGTCCTCACGGCCGAAGACGTCCTTCCCGTAATCCGTCTCGCAGGCCCAATAGGGCGGATCGAGGTAAAACAGCGCGCCCTCGCGATCGTAGCGGCGGATGAAGTCCGCATAGGGCAGGCGCTCGATGACGACGGACTGCAAGCGGTCGTGGAGATCCGCCAGCATCGGCTCCAGCTTGCCGACGTCGAAGCGCGCCGGCGCACCAGCATCCACGCCGAAGGCCCGCCCGCGCACCTTGCCGCCGAACGCCAGGCGCTGGACGTAGAGGAAGCGCACGGCGCGCTGCAGGTCGGTTAGGCGATCGGGATCCTGCGCGAGCAGCCGCTCGAACTCGGCGCGGCTCGCGACGCGGAAGCGCAGCATGTCGACGAGGTAGGGGTAGTGCTCAGCCAGGCAGCGGAACAGCGTGACGACGTCGCCCGAGATATCGTTGATCGCCTCGGCGCGCGGTCGGCTCCTGCGGCGCAGGAAGATCCCGCCCATACCGACGAATGGCTCGGCATAGCTGGTGTGGGGTGTGCGCTCGATGATGGCGCAGATGCGCTTCGCCAGGTTGCGTTTTCCGCCGATGTAGCCGGCGACGGGAGAGGTTGGGGAAACGAGAACAAAAGGGGTAGACATGGTAGGTTTCCTGCACGATGTCCCTCCCGCGCCTGAGCGCGGAAGGGTACTCGGGTGGGACAGGCGCGGGGCCCGTCAGAGTGCGAGTGCAGGCTCGCTGGTTTCGCAGATGTTGGCACATCCGAAGCCCCCTTCCGTAAAAGGGGAACAGGTTGGCGGGAAGCCCTTTCGGGATCCCTATGGGCCGCCGGCCTTTGCCGACAGCGGATCAGGTCTCGGCTTCAGCCTCGTCTTCTGCCTTGGTGAGGATCGCGCCGAGACGGCGATCGATTTCAAGGAGCTGGATCATTGCGGCGCCGAGGTGCGCGCGGGCCTCGCCGTAGCGCTCGGCCGCTTCGTCATCGGGCGCCGGCGCGGTGCGCAGCGCGTCCTTCAGATCCCGCGCCTCGATCGCGAGGGGAGACAGCAGGGCGAGCGCCTGGGCGCTGATATCGGTCATGGCTTCACTCCTCAGGTAATCGGTTCGCGGATGCCGGCGCGCTCAAGGCCCCACCAGCGGGCGGGCAGCAGGTTGCCGAGCGAGCCCCGGTTGATGCCCATCAGCCAGTCGTATTCCCGGCCGTAGAGGTCGATCGCGGCGGTCACGCCGTCGACGGCCGAGCCGCCAGTGTTCTTGGGCAGGCCGGTGGCGGGATCGTAGAACAGCGCCCGCTTCGCCGCGCCGGTCGGCGTAAGCGAGATGTCGAACGCGCTGCCGGTGATCAGCATGTACCGGCGCAGGGCGATGCCTTTGAGCGGGGCCAGCGTGCTCATGAACAGCTGGGTCAGCAGCGCTAGGCTGATCGGGATACCATCGGCGGGGATGGCCACCGTCGTGACGTCCTCGTTGAAGCCGAAGTGCGCGAAGCCAAGATCGGTATCGACGGACAGGAAGAAGCCGTTGCTGCGGTACGGATCGGGCGCCGGGCGCACGACTGCCGACCCGGCCAGCGAGGTGCCACTGGTGTTCTTGAGGAACAGGCGGACCGAACTCAGGCCGGAATTGGTCTGCAGCAGGGTCGCGGTGTCGAACGAGCCCGAGCACCCGCCCGGCATGATCCGCATCGCAATGAACAGGGTCAGCTTGGTGGTGTTAGGGATGCGCGGATAGAGGATCGCATTCGCCGCATCGACCGGCACGAGCCGGGGGTTTTGCCGCCCGTCGTCCATGCCGAGGAACTCGACCTCGTAGCGCGGATTCGTGTCGCCGGTGTCCTGCGCCATCAGGAACGTCTTGCGGCCCTCGTGCCCGCCCCGGAAGTTCGACGCCTTGACGATGATCTCGCGCGAGCCCTGGGTGATCTTGCCGCTGCCGCGCGTGATGGCGCCGGTCTTGCTGATCGCGACGGCGCTGTCGCTGTTGTCGCCTGCGACGCGGATGCAGTTGGCCACCGTGCCGAGGATCAGGCCATTGGACAGCACCGTGCCGGCCGCGTCGTTCTCGCGCAGCGGCAGCACTTCCTCGTGGACGTAGGGCGCGCCGCCATACGATGCGCGCAGCAGCCGGGTGTCCTCGAAGCCCTTGAACGTCGCCCCCTGCGACGCGAAGTGCAGGCCGTCGAACGTCAGGCCGTCTTCGGTATTGCTGGGGAGGTGCTGGCGCCAGATCGTCTCCCAATCCCAGATCTTCGCGCCGTGGATTGCCCGTAGCTCACGGAACAGGCGCCGCTGCTTGTCCTCGACGCCGTTGGCGAGACTGCCGCCGGTGGCGAACACCCACGCCCCGGTGAAGGAGGCGATCAGCGCGTCCACATTGGCGCGGGTGACGCTGTATGCCACCGTCTGCTCGTCGTTGGTCGAGGCTTCGCAGATGTTCATGCCCGCAGCGCGGTTCGGGAAGGCTGCATTGTCGGCGAGGACGCGGGCCAGTATCTGCCCGGCGGTGTCGCCGTTCTTCCCGAGGTTGGCGCTGTCAAGCATGCCCGGGGACAGCTTCAGCGTCACATCGTAGGAGGTGCGCACGGGCGCGCCGATGCTCTGCCAGGTCAGGCTGTCGCCGCTCGGCCGGTAGATCAGGCCGGCGCCGATCGGATCGAACAGGCAGTCGTTCTTGAGCGCGGCCTCGTTGCGGATGATCATCGCGCGGTAGTTGGCCGTCATCTGCGACAGGCGCGCCGAACGAACTTGCGTCGCCAGCTTGACCGCGTCCAGCTGGTCGGAGCGGGCGAGGCCGAGCGAGATGTAGCGCGTGGCGTTGTGGTTGCCCCAGGCGGCGCCGGAAACCTTGCGCCAGCCCAGCTGCCACTGCGCGCCGGCACCGCCGGCGTAATAGCCGCTGCCGAACGCCTTGGGCGCGCCGGCCGCGTCGAAGCCATTGACGAACGGGATGTAGTAGCGCCCGGCCACGCCCATGCAGCGGGGGATGACGAAGCCGCCCTGCGCGGTGAACTCCGCTGCCGTGATGGTGGCCGACGACACCAACAGGTCGCCGGCCGAGCCCGGCACGGCATTGACGCTGGCGGTGGGCAGGCGCTCATAGATGCCCACGGTGTAGTAGGCGGCATCGGTCGGCGCGGTCAGCGCCGCGCGGATCATGTCGATGAAGCCGGGCGGGAAATCCGTGCCGCAGAGCCAGCCCCGCGCGATCGAGGTGAACAGGCTGGCCGCCGGATTTTGGCCGCTGCCGAACAGCGACACCAGCGTCGTCGCACCCGCCCGGTTCCGGTCCATGGCATTGGTGAACGATGCCGTCGCCGCCGTGGCCGTCGCTGCCTGCGTGGCCATGAGGGTGATGAACGGCTGCGCCAGCTTCTCGAAGAAGGCGGACGCCAGCGTGCGCCACATCGCCCCGCCCTTGAGCACGGGCAGGGTCTCGGTGCCGTCGACGTTCTCGGGCGGCAGGACGGGAAGCTGCGAAGTCTTGGCCATGTCAGGTCCCTACGGCGATGTAGCAGGTGGCGTCGGGCTCATTGTCCGCGTTGAATACGGAGAAACCCAACTTGGTGATGGTGGAGACGAGGACAGCGGGCGTGTTGTCGTTTGAGCCTGTGCCGACATTGGTCACGCCGCTGACGACGGCCGAAAAGCACGCCGTTTGAAACGGTTGAGGAAACACGACGGGGAAGGACGCGTTCGCGGGCGCGGTGAAGCGACCCCATGCGATCTGAAGACCGAAGAACCGGATGAAGCCGTTCTCCTCGAGCAAGATTGCGATCGGCCCGAGCCGGCGGGGCGTGACCACCTTGTCGGCGGCAGTGCCGGCCGTGATGTCCTCGGCGCTGGCCTCGGTCACCGTCAGGACGCGGCTTGCCGACAGATCGCCGCCGCCGGTGACGAGGCCGCCGCCGGTGATGGAGCGGCCCCGAAGCGCGTCGATCGCGCCGCCGACGTTGTCGAGCACGGTGCGCAGGCGGCGCGGGGTGACCACCGAGGCTGCGGAGGCGC